TCTTTACTGTATTCTAGTTCAATCGCAACTATTCTATCATTGGCGAGCATTGCCTTGCCGGTAATTGTTCTGTTGTTAGCCTCTGCATCCAGATCATCAAGCTTACTTTGAATTTTTTGTCTTTGGTTTAAAAGTTCTGCTTTTTCAATGTCTGCCGCACTCATAAGTAAAGCTAGTCTAACTTCGGCGTTTTTTATTATTCCTTTTTGCATCTCCTTTTCTGCATCTGTAAATGACACACCGCTATCTTGCTGAAAAGCAAGTACATCTTCTGCGTCCTTCTTTCTCTTCTGAAGTGCCAATATATCTTCAGTTGAGTAAAGTCCGTCTATTGTATCGTTTATAGTTGATATTTCATCCCTGAAAGCACCTATTGAATTTTTTAGATCCAACTGAGAAAGTTTGTTTAACTCCTCTCTTGCAAACTGAGTTGCCTTTGCAAAGTTAGACATTTTCTTAGTAGCATCAACAGTAGGTGCCTGTATTGATTTAAACGCCAATACAACACCGACCACAGCTCCGACAATGGCAAAGAAAGGATTTACCGTAAAAAGCAAACCCTTAGCGGCCTTTGATGCGGCAAACATTGCGGCGGTAGATGAAACCAGCCCTCTAACTAACGCACCTGATAGTGCGCCGCCAGCAATCATCGCCGCTCCCGCTATAAGGTGTATATTGTCAGCCAAGGTCTCTATACCCTCAGCAACCCTAGAGGATGCACCAGTGGCTTGGTCTGCTGTTCCTATATAAGCCTGAAGGGCGGTTCTGAATACATTGATAGACTTGGTTATTGTTGGTCTTATTGCTAAGAACTGCTTATCTACGGCAGCGCCTTGCGATGCAACAGCCTCAAGGAGCGTATCAAGGTCACCGATACCTTTCTCTGAGAATTCTTTTAAGATCTTTATTCCAGACATACCGCTGTCTTCAAGATCCCTAAACTCTTGACTAGTCTCTCTGAGGCCGTCAACAATTACGTCAAACAGTCCCGGAGTCTGCTCTGCTAGTGAGTTAATTTCTTGCGAGAAGCCACTGCTAAATCCAGCAGAGATTATCTGAGTAAACTGACGTATCGCGCCTGCAGCTTCCTGAGCTGATGAGCCACCAATTTGTACAGCTTTGTTTACCGTGGATGTTATCTTCAAAAGCTCTGCGCTTGATGTTCCGGCATTATCCGTTGCTTTCGCAAGTCGCAAGTAAAGCAGTCCGTTTTCTTCTAGGCCAGTTCTTGTTTCTTTTGCTATATCAACAATCTGCTTTTGAACGTCAAGAAGCTCTTGTTCTGATTTAGTTGCAGTTCTAAGTCTGTTTGTAAACTCTGCGTATCCATCAACAAGATTTACAAGCTGCCTTGCGGTTACCGCCAAGCTTACTGCTCCGACAGCACGACCAACCCCAGAAGGGGCTGATGTTTTTGGGTTGGCTCTTCTGTTGGCTTCCTCATAAGCAGCTATTTCTGCCTTTGCCATTGACCTTACAGTAGACGCTTTCTTCCTTGCGGCGGTCTCTACCATTGCGTATGCGGCTATTTCAGCTTTAGCTAAGTCCCTTGATTTCTTTTCAACATAATCATAAGCAGCTATCTCATCAAGAGCCATTTTCCTTACTGCTGATGCCTTCTTTCTGGCTGCCACCTTAACTGATTCATAAGCAGCTATTTCTGCTAAAGCTAGTGTTCTTACTTTCTTTTCTGCGTACTCATAAGCAGCTATTTCAGAAAGACCTAAACTTCTTATACTTGCTGCCTTCTTTCTGGCAGCTACCCTAACTGATTCATAAGCCGCAATCTCCGCTAAGGCTAGTGTTCTTGTTTTTCTTTCTACCATGTCGTAAGCTGCAAACTCCTGCTTAGCCATAGACCTTACTGCAGCAGCCTTATCCTTTGCGGTTTTTACTGATTTTTCTGCACTTTTATCTGATTTTTTATTTGCAGCTACAGCAGCGTCTGCGGCTTTTTCAACTGCCTTTGCATTGCCTTTAATTAGCTTGTTCATAGCATTGAGTTGACGATTGGCATTCTTAGCGTCAATTGTTATTGTTATTTTCTTTTCAATGCTCATTTTTTTGGCCTTTTCTGAAGTCAGTTCATTATATCATTTTTTTGCGTTTTTCAATCTAATCCTATTTGAGTGGGCAATATACTCCGAGTCCAGTGACGGGACTAGGTAGTAGAGATATTCTATATGAAGCCTTGTTTGCTCTATTTCGTAAAGCTCTCTCACTTCAGATGGGATCATATTGAGATACATGCCGGATTCATAATCTATTCGCCTGTACCGCATTGATGCGTAATACCACCTGATGGCCTCGTAAACATCTTCGTTTGATTCTGGCTCCAAAAAAAGGCCGCTCTTTTTTAAGGAGGCGACCTCGTGATCCTTCATTGAAGATGATTCAAGAGAGAACTTAATTACTTTTTTGCAATTACTTCATCTTTCTTCTTGCTTGAATCAAGCTCTTGTCGCATGTTTAATGACTCAGAGTAAAGATAGGTAATAACATCATCTGCATCCTCATCAATAAGCAACGCTAAGGCTTCAGCCATTGAGAATTCAACAGGCACTTCCTTGCCGTTCTCTTCTGCGATGACACCTTCCCAGTCGGTAATGTGACCCTTAATGAATGATCGCTTGTCTCTAGGTGAAAGCATCATGTCTGTGTACTCGCCGATGTACAAAGTGAATGAGGTATATAGCTCACCACTGAGTGGCCGAATGTAAAAAGTAGCTCCACTAATCTCTACAGGCTGCGCATTTCGGTTGACTGATCCGTTCTTTAGTTTTTTCATTAAATATTCCTATCGAGTAATAAAAAAGGCGCACCTTATGGTGCGCCTGCTATTATACTATGTTTTTTTTATTATGGTTTAGCGATGAAGTTGAACTCAGCAGCGTAACCTAAAGACTTACCGGTAGCGCCATAAGTTCCACTGTTTTTAAGAGTGTCGCCGTTTGCGGTATCGGATTGAGTTACTTCTGTGTACTGAGCTGCAGGCATGCTGATAACCAAGTAGTTACCATCAGTGTCTTTCAGAACCGCACCCAGACCAAACAAAGTCTCGTTATCTCTTTTTGTAATCTCAGATTGAGCAGTTGTTGTGCTTGTGCCGTCAACATAAGAGGTTAAAGTACCTGTGATCGCTGCTGCTCCGAAGGAGATTGAGCAAGCGCCTTCCTTGCCAATCGCTGCATTGCTTTGAGCACCGTTATCAAGTGAGAAGGTGAAGTCAGTGTAGCAAACTTCTGCAGGTGTCTGCGGGCTTCCGTCAATGAAGAATTCAACAACATCTTTTACTGATCCGGTTACTCTGCTAGCGTTAACGGTGTTGTCTGAAGCTCCAGAGATCTGAGTGATTCCAGCAGCTTGACCAAGGCCCATAAGATCGTAGTTCATAGTAACGATTGAGCCAGAAGTAATAGACACACTCATGGAGCCAATCTGACAGCCTGTAAACGTCTTATAGACGATACCTGAGTCGGTAGGGATTCGCTTCTGAACAGACATGCCAACTGGTACGTTAGAATTACGTATAGATTTGCCAACGATTGTAGCTGAAACAGTTTCATCTACTGGTGCAGGAGATACCACCACTTCATCATCGCTTGTTTTTGCAGTAATGGTAAATACGCGCTCATTTAAAGCTGAGTCAAAAGGAACAAAGTACTGACCGACAACTGCTGTAGCAAAAGCGCCAGTTTGGGTAATGGTGCTGCCCGAGTTACTAAATGTAGTTGAGCCAGTTGAGTTGATTTCGTTGTATGTAGAATTCTGCATGGCAGCTTCAGCAAGCAAAAGCAATACTGGGTCTGCAACAGATAATTCTCGCTCTACAGATCCAGAGACCTCTGAGCTGGTGATTACGTTATAGCCGGGTTGACGAGTTGCATCAACTTCGGATGATTGAGTAAAACTTTTGGCAATATCAATATCGCCTGAAGTTCGTCGCAAGTTATCCCAAGCTGGTGTCGCGGGGACACCAGATGATGGACTGACTTGCTTTACAGCCCAGTAGCTGACCGCGTTACCTTGAATGCTTGACATAATTGTACCTTATTCTGTTAATGAGAAATCAATATAGTGTTGTCATTATATCATATATACCTTACTACGAACGAGTAGGTAATATCCTTTCTGTTCCATTTATTCGTCCCTGTAGCCCTAACAACGGCTGTGACATCCTTTGGCTGATCTTGCTGGCTGTATACTTCAGAGCCATCAGCTCCTCTGTATGATGCATTTAGAAAGATTGAGTCCAATGTTGGCTCAATAGTCGTGTTTAAATATTTCTTTGATAGCTCTTCTGGCCAGAAGATTGAGAAATCAACAAAAACAACTAAGCGTTTATTCTTAGTTACTCCATCCATTATAGAATCGTTAAACGTGAAAGACTCAGTAACCTGAAAACTCATCCAGTAAGCGTCTGTCGGTTGAGATTGTCCGGGTGTAAAAGTGGACATATCTATGAACGTGCTACCTTGGTCTGTTGCGCCATTATAATAACCATCTACAAATTTAGTTATCACCGGCTCAGAAAAACCCTGAACAAACATGGCTGTTAAATCTTCATTATAAGTAAGAGCCATTATCTGATCGCCTCTGATGCCGTGGTTACAGCCTTGCTAACAAGCTTATCTGCAGTATCACCAGACTCATCGAAAGATACAGTCTCGGCGTAGAACGCATCTTCGTTTGATACGTTGTTTTGAATAAATATTTCAGAATCTTTCTTTAATGTGAATTTGGTTATGTTGGAGATCATTTCACCTAATGCAGAAGACCCGCTAGGGTCTCCAGAGCTGCTTACCTGACCGTTATACTCTTTATCTATAGAAACGTTCCAGTTAGCTTTAAACAGTCCGCTACGCACCGGTGAGGCGTACACAGCGTACTTTGATGCAACGCTAGCAACCTTTTGAATGTCTTCATCTACAAGATCTATGAAATCATCCATCATTAAGTCCATCTCTTTTGTATCTATCTTAATCATTCTAGTTCCTTAGAAGGAATTTCCATGTAACGCCAACGGAGTCAGATACAATCTCTTTAACAGTAAAATCTTCTGAGTCAAATGTCATTATTGAATTTAGTTTTGGCTTTTTTATCATCTCTTTTATTTGAGATACAACTACAATATCACCGGCTTGAATATCTCTAAATATCTGAGCAGATGGACGCTCTGACTTTGACGGACTCAGCAGAAATGAATCTGCAGAGTAAACAGTATCAGTGGTAGTTTGTATGCCAGTTATTCTGTCTATACCGCCACTCACGGATTCAGTCCATGAAAGAGTATGTAGCGCATCTTTAAAAAACTCATCTGCTTGAAATTCATCAAACAGTTTATTAAAATCAGTAAGTGCGCCCATATATTCAGCCTCTCAAGAAAAGGGAGGAATATTTTCCACCGGATGATAATATGTATGGAGCAATTATCAGTGAGGCTTCCTCTGCGATAATGTTCTTTTTGGCGTTTAGCTGAGAGCCTACACTGAAGTATTCTTTAGAACCAAGGCCGTCCATTTTCATTTGCTTCACGACGGATGGGTCAATCTCTGCATTTCTATTTGAAGATGCTAAGTAGTAAGCCTGAGTAGCTGTAGCTTCAGCCACCTCTGCAGGGAATACTGTGTAGTCAGTAATGGAAACCTTGCGAGAGTCGTATATGCCGGTTCTAGGAAAGAACAAAGCGTAACTGTTGCTGTACATAGTACCGAGATACTTATCCCAGTAAGCTTTATCGAATGTCTTTGTTGCAGATATGACGGCTCGACCGATTTCTTCGTCGGTGAATGCATAGTCTTTCTTAAACTGGTCTAAAGACCACAAAGACTTGGTGTACGCAACGGATGCGTAGGAGTTAGCAGTAGCTCCGACATTGGATATTACATCGAAGTCTGTATATGATTCAGTAGCCATAAAAGCCATACCGTTTAATAGATATAGCCATTATAGCATGGTGAGAGAATTGATTCTGTCGGCTGGTTTATTAACCGGCAGTTCCTGTCACTGTAATTTTAACGTGAGTTGCACCAGTAACATTAGCTAACGAAACAGAGATGGACTCAAAAGGTAAGATTGCTTCTGCGTATTTAGAGGTGTTTGATGCGGGAAACGGGCTATGGGTAAACGATACAGTTCCTTGAGCACCGGGAATTTTGCCAGAAACGATTACAGTCCCAGCAGTTGCTACGGCAGGAGTTGTGAACGCTGCATCGCTATAGAAGGAGGCTACTGCAGTCCAGTTATAGAGGTTGTCATCGACTTCGAAACTAAAAACATCAGTGACTGCTCCTCGTACTTTGTATTTTCTTGACATTTTCAATCTCTCTTTATTTAATTAATTGAACCCAGCCAACTTATGTATAGCTGGGTCTATTTCTTGATTATTCTTTTACTAGCTTACTGATGCCGAACTTCTCAATAGCTGAGATAAGATCTGACTTTGTTTTTGGGCCGCGCTTTCGCTCGTACTTGTTGCCTTCTGGATCTGAATAGATACCCGGTTCAATCTTATTTAGGTCTTCAACGGTAAGCTCTTTCTTTTCTTCTTTAGCCAATGCCATAGTGGCTTTAGCAAGTTGAGCGTTTACAATGTCTTCAACTTCAAGATCAACTACGTATTCTTTCTTCTCTACCTTGACTACTGGCTCAACTACGCCAAACTTCTCAAGGTGAATGCCGGTTGTTGCTGCCCATAATTCGATGCGCTTGTTTTCACACGCCAAAACAATCTTATCGCAAGAATCTTCAAAGCCGTAGGTGAAACTACCGTTTGAGAAGATAACTTTATTGCCGACCTGTTCTTGCTTTAGCCGGTAAAGGATGTGCTCTTCGTTTGTTAAGCCGTTTTGTACAAAGAAAATAATTTTCATAGGTTTCTCCTACTGTTTATAGTCTGTCTATTTTAACATAAAAAAAAGGATGCCGAAGCATCCTATATTTTACCAACTAAGTTTCTTAGTTAGCTGCGTCAGTTACGACCAAGCAAGCACCACACAACTTAGCTTCGAATACACGAGACCAGTTAGCAGGGGTTGCGATAGCTGCGTCAGTAGGGTTGATACCTGAAGCGGTGTTCCAAGCGTAACCAAGTACTTTCATCAAGTAGTTGTATTCGCCTTGGTACTGGTAGCCTAAGTTCTCTTTACCAGTGATACGGTTAACAACGATCTCAGTAGTACCGCGCTGCAGAGCAGAAGCCGCACCAGCCATCAGACCGAATACACGGTTGCGCAATTCACCAGCGCCTTCGTCGTAGGTCAAGCCTGCGATGTCAGCAACGATGATTGGCTTGCCCAGAGCGCCTTGGTTAACACCAGAAACGATTTGAACACCGGCAACAGAATCGATAACGAAGTTATCTAATTTGTCGTCAACGAGGTCGTAGAAAGCTTCTGAGTTCATCAGGTAAGCAGACAAGTTACGGCCTTTATCACCAAACAAGCGCATTGCTTTAGTCAGGTGCTTGTGGTTAGTAGCGGTTGTCTTATCAGTGCTATCAACAAGAACTGTGTCAACGCCAACAGTACCAATCAAAGAAGAAACGATTTGATCAAGAGCGCGTTTCAAGTAATCACCAGCAGCTTGACGACCAATAATGGTAGCCATTTCGCCAACTGAACGACCGCGACGTTTGAAGTTTTCATCAGTTTCGAAGACGGGGCCGATCTTGCTTGCCAAGTCAACACCAACCAATTCCATCAATGCCATACGGCTATCGGTGGCGGCGGTATCTACTGATACATCCCGACGAGAGATCAGATCACCAATTCGGTCATAACCAGCTTCTTTGAAGAAAGAGCCGATGTATACTTCTGAACCAAGCATGATGGTCATGTTAGATTTTTCGTTAAACACATCAACTTCTTGTGCTAAACCTTCGAGCCAACCGGAGTAAAACTCTGCATTATATTCTGGAGACATTAAAGCCATGATATGTACCTTCTTTTTTTAAATTACTAGACGATTTGTTTATTTCTATGATCGCCTAGCGATCCAATGTAATACCGTAATTATAACATATAAAAAAAGGGGTGTTTATGCACCCCTTTTTATCACTGCTATTTCTTAGCTGACGAAAGCATTTGACCAAACTTCTCAGGGCCATTCTCTCGAATGTAATCAATTTTTTGCTCTTGCGTCCACTTAGATGGATCGTTACCTAGACCACCTTCGCCACCGCCTGAACCTTTAGCGCCTGATCCTGAACCGCCATTCCAAAACAAACCGTTTGATACTTTCTGCTTGTCGTAGAATGCGCTGTAGGCTACTTTATTGCCATCGGTATCAAGGACACTCTTGCCATTACTATCTAGCGCGTATACAACGCCTGAATCTTGGTCGATGTCAATCTTGCCTTGGTTAAGCATATAAAAGTCTTCAAAGTGATCATTCTTAAATGAATCGTCTTTGGAGGTTAGCTCTCGCAGGAATTGTCGCTTCTGCATACCAGTTACTTTGGAATACAGATCTTTAATTTCTTTATCTTTTTCTGAGATGCTTGATTGAGCGGCAGAGAACTGGCCCTCGAAGTCACTCACCTTTTCTTTCCACGGTGCAATTGCACCCTCGGTAGCCAAGGCTTTTGCTTCTGCAGTCTTACCATTCATAATCATGTCAATAAACTGATCATGCTCACGAGCTGATTTTACTCGGACTAATTCCGACAAATCATTCTCATTTAGGTCGCCATACTTTTCCTTGTTTTTTACAATCTTTCCAAGAAGCTCTGTATTTTTCGCTTTAAGGCCGTTAATATCTTCGACCGGAACGTACTTGTCGGAGATAATGCCTTCTGCTACTTCTGTTGCTCGTTCTTGGATTGCTCGTTGTACTTCTGGATCGTTAAAATCAATGCTCATTTATATCTACCTTTCTCGTTTACGCCTTGCGTATGAAGAGTTTCTCCATAGCTCCGTGGGTGGAAATTATAACACAGGACTATGCGTCCCGTGGTTTGTCTGTGATTTGCTCTTCTCCGTTACTCGCCAGAAGCCCGTCAGGGACATCTCCGTTAAGATCGTCCGGCATATTAGTTGGCGCAGTTTCTGGCGCACTATTAAAGGATGCTTTTGCGCTCTCGTACTTGAGCATCTCATCAAGCTCTTTAATTAAGCCCTCTGCGTTTGCTGCTTTATCGAAGTCTGGTGGAAGTAACTTGCGCTGGATTGCTGCATCAACAATATTAAG